GTGAATGGCAACTGGCAACAAGAATGCAAGGGTGTCTATAGTGTCTTAGCTGATGAAAATATGACTATTGTTAGTAAGAATCAGATGAAACTATCATCTAACTCTTACGAGAACAAGACCACTTTCCTATTCAATGACTTGAGCGAAGGTGGATCCGTTAAAGAGGATGTCAAAGGTAATTATGAAGTTAGAATCCAGAAGGTATCATCAACGTTCTCCGTCCGTAGTGAAGGAGACATTCGTACTGAAGCAAACAAGTGTAGGTATGAGAAGACTGATGGTAATGTAATCCAACAAGTTGGAGGTAAGGTAAAAACCAACATAGACGGTGGTATTTTCCAGTGCATTCCAGGGGGAGAATTCCCAGGAATGATGCCATTTCCTTCTACAAATAGTTATGATATAAATGTCGCCAGTGGTGACTATAGATTAAATGTCGGTGGCAATGTCGATATAGATGCAACCGAAATTTATTTGAATTGAATGTCGATTTCTAGAAACACAAATGACTTTTCATATGTCAGTCAGCAAGCAAGAGGCAGAGTTCCTAAAGTGCATTCTTGCTAAACATTTAGACGATTACGTCGAAGAATTAGCTCGGGAAGATAAAGATACAGACCATATTATGCAGACACTTCAAGAAAACCGTAAGGCAGGACTGTCCTTAATGGAGAAGGCAGGTGAGGTCAAACGACGTGCCAGTCGTCAGGGTGACACCCCCTACTTTACAAACGTCCGATAGTATGCTATAGTAACAGTATGTCCTTTGCTTTATTACTCTATGTTCAATGAAGATGAATGCCTTGAGAAGGTGACGGTTGACATTCCACGCAAAAGGTTTACACTGTTAAGTGATAGGGGAGACCAGAAGATTGTGGATTGTACCACAGGTGATGAGTTCCTTAGAGTTCTCGACTTTGTTCGGGATACATGTACAAGCGAAGATGTGGTTTATGTCTAATGTCTTATAACAAAACTTATAGCGAAATAAAACAACTTCTGAAAGATAGTAAGAGGGTATCCAAGGTAACTATGCTTAAGATTGCTAAGATGGCAATCGTTGAGACCTTGGGTGAAACAAAACAATTAGAAGTAGAGGTCACATGGGATAGTACCCTTGCTGATGACCTTGATCTTGATTCATTGGATATGGTAGAACTTGTCATGTTCCTTGAAGAATGCTTTGGTGTTGAGATCAGTGATGATATGGCTGCCGAGATTGTAACAGTCGGTGATGCTATTGAAGCGATCAAGAAGGCCAAGGCAAACAAAGGTAAGAAGAAAAAGATCAATGTATCTAAGTACAAGAAACCTAAAGTACCTGCTGAGGGTAGTCCTTACATGAAGAACCCACCAGGTAAATATATTGGTTCAAATCCATTAGATGCTATGCCAATAGCAAAACAAATTGATGATGCAGTTGAAGAAGAACTTCCTTAAGTCTCCAGCATTCGTAGAACTCACAAACATAATTACTGATAAAAAATTTCCATGGTATTTTACACAGTCACCTGGTGAGCCAGAGCAGTATACTAATATACTGTACTACGACCATGAATTTTCCAAAGATGTAACACCCAAATTGAAACGTATCCTTGCAAAGATATGTACTCAGTTGGGTGCTATTTCTGTTCTTAGGATCAAAGTAAATTCTACACCAAGAAACGGTGGTGAGCAAATTTGGCATACAGATTGGCAACTGTCTACTCCAAGTAAGACATGTGTGTTATACTTAAATACAAATAATGGATACACACAGTTTGATCCTCCACAGGAACTACCATTTGGTAGTGAACAGAACTCAGCAGTTATATTTGACACGAACTTAGTTCATAGGGGAGTACCTGCACAGGATGTTTCTCGACGTTTAGTTATGAATATCAATTACTTTGAGAAATGAAGAGAGTATACTGGGACTATTGTTTGGGTGATGATACTGAGGCAAAATTGCCTCTTGATTTCATTGGAACCCCAAAAAAATTTCGGGTAAATTATAACACAGAGTATGATCATGCCAAATGTCCTGCATGGAAGAAATGGACAGATAATTGTTGGATAGTTCAACAACCATTTGATATTGGTCTGAAGTGTGATACTAAACAAGAGAGAATCAACACAGATCTTGACCAGAAATCATATGACCAATACTTTCATCTTGGTCCTAGATGGTTGGAAGGAGAGTATCCTGAGATTCAACTCAAGTTAAACTATATGTTCTGGACTAAAGAGAAGGATGTCTGGATAGAGCAGATACCACATCCATTATTATCTCGTTATGGATTTGAACTGATACCAGGTACATTTCCTATATCTGATTGGCATAGACCATTAGTAGTTGGTCTTAAGATCATAGATACTGATGTCAATCTACAGTTGAAGCGAGGTACTCCACTATATTATTTTAAATTATATTCTATGAAATCTGATACTGATTTTATGCTAGAGCAAAAGGAACCACCAGAGCAATGGCATAAACTACATAAACAAACAAACTTATTACGTCAATTCGCACCTTTTAAAGCATGGGACATCATGAGATCGAGAGTAAAGGAGGGCAAGTGTCCAGTCAAATGGAACTAGACCTATTTTGTCAATGGTTTGAGGGTGAGTTTGATAACTGGACACAGGCTGCATCTAATCCTACACAATGGGCACATATATTTGTTAAGCATGAGAAGATAGAAGAACGTAAGTTTCTTACTACATCAAGATACAACTACCAACCACATCAACCATATAGAGAACAGATCGTTGAGGTGACAGAAGCGGATGTTCTTGGTGCAAGTCGTCCTATTATAATAGTAAAGAATCCTGCATGTGATATGATATTTTCTTTCTACAAAGAAGACATGATGTTTCAAGGATATTCTAAGTCTGGATGCACATATAAGGGTAAACCATTAGAAAGTAGAGCAAAATTGTTTATGGATGCGTACCATACACATGATAAAGGGTACTGGCATGGTAGTGAGGGATATTTTCTCTTTCAAAAGAATGTATAAATATACTTGAACGTTTTATTGTGGAATAAGTGTGGCAACACGTAAGATATCTGACCTTACCTTATTAAACTCTGGAGAAGTATCATCATCTGATACAGTTCTATTACTTGATAACTCAGATCCAACTGATCAGAATAAAAGATCCGCAGTAGGTAGTCTCTTTAGAGCAACACCATCTGGGACTTATGATGAGCCTGGTGTACAGTTTGAGTTAAAATCAAAAACAGGTCTGTTCTCTGAAGCTCAGGGACAAATTGGACTAGCAATGGGTAACGCTAGGTTGAATCTACAGAAGGTAGGAAGCACACTCAATATCGAAGCAAAGGATCAATCCGATACGAACTTAGACTTCACCATATCTGCACAAGGTACTGGTGTTATTCGTTTAGGTTCTGTTTTAGCGATTACAGATACATTATTTGTCATACCTAACTCATCAGATAATTCTAAGGTTGCAAAATTCAGCACTGCTGATATGCCGACAGGTGTAACTCATACTTATGTCTTACCATCTAACGGTGCAGTTGCTGCTACTGACACATTAGTAACACTTGGTGCTACACAAACATTAGAAAATAAAACTCTTAATAACGCTGCATTCAGTGGAACGTTAACCGTTGAGACCATTCAAATCAATGGTAACACAACTCTTGGTGATGGTTCAAGTGATAGTGTGACAGTTAATGCTTCTAGCACATTCAGTGCTGCTGCAACATTCTCTAACACTGTTGTCGCACAGCAGACACTTGACGTTACAAGTGATATAACTGCTAATGCTAAAGTAATAGTAACGACTGGTTTAGAACCAGCAACTGATGAAGGTGGTTACTTAGGTACAAATTTAAAATCATGGTCATCATTATTTGTTGATAATATAGGTGTTGATGGTAACACAGTCTCAGCACTTAGTGGAGATCTAACCTTAACATCAACTTCTGGTAAGACTTCAATACAGCATGGTAACGTAACACATCTAGAAACGACTGCCACAGGTATCACAATAGGAGGAGCAATAGATGCGGTCACATCCATCACTGGTAGCGGTGACATTACTATCGCTACAGATAAGTTTACTTTGGCTTCTGCTTCTGGTAACGCAGTATTTGGCGGTAACCTCACAGCAAACGGCACAGGTAATTTTCAATTAGGATCTGCTAACACTGCTAAACTCGGTGTAGGTAGAACACCCACAACATATAATCTAGAAGTTGAGGGAACTATATATGCTACAGGTTCTACTATCATAGCTGGTAATGGATCTGCTGGTAAGTTTATCTTACAGAAAGGTGTAGTCGGTATCGGTTTACACTTTACTGACCATACTGGCACTGATCAAATGGTGCTAGATACTAATGGTAACCTCGGTATTGCCAAGTCTCCAAGTAAGAAACTAGATGTATCTGGTGATTCTAACATTGATGGTGACCTAGCAATTACAACCACCAACCCTGTTTCAGGTACTGGTGGTAAAATAACTGCTAGAGAGATCGTACTTACTGATCCTCAAACATCTGCTACTGCTACATTAAATGCAAATACATCTGGAGGTACGTCCAGAGCAAAAGTCTACTTCCACTCCTTTAATTAATAACCATGGCTACTAAGCAAAATGGTGTTCTTGGTTCATTCACCCCAACAGTAACACCTTATACCCACGACACAAGACCAGACAACTCTTTAACTGTTGCTGCAAATGAATTTCCATTCTACACCTGTCCAGGTGCAACAATGGTGAGTGCAAAATTAATCATATCAAATAATACTGGTGGTGCTGCTACCGTAGATGTAGGTATAGTTGAACAGACAGACGTAATACAATTAGATGCTGCAGCATCACAACCTGGTGCACCAGCAAATTATCTTGGATTTTCATTCCCAACAGGACAAGAAACCTCTTCAATATATTTGGAGGGTGCTGCTGTATCAGGAACATTCCAAGCTAATGAGGCTTTAAGTTGGACAAATACTGCTGTTACTCCTAATGCACAGACTGCAACTGTAGAGTATTGGGACGCAGGTAACAGTAAGTTGTGGGTTAAAGGACTAGCAAATGCTAATGCATTATTCCCTACATCTGGTGACATCACCTATACTGGTGGTACTTCAGGTGCAACCATTTCAGTTGGTACATCACATGCTGGATCAGGTGTTGCTAGAGGATGGTCAGGTAAAGTTAAGTACTTCGATAGTTTAAGAG